GTCTGCTTGCCAGCGTAACCTTTTGGCTGCGTTTGACAAGCGGTGCAATTTTTATAGCGACAAGCGTGTCCACTCTGATGTGTTTAAATCTTCCCTAAAACTTCTTGAAACGTTGACTCCTGCTGCGTGTGATCCCATCGATTGGACTTTCGATCTATTTTCTTATTGGAACTCACAATTTGATGCCCCTAAGCAAGCTCGGCATAACAAAGCATATGATAAAGTCGCGAGCTGTACCAGCCGCGAGTTTTCTGACAAGCAAATTTTTGTTAAGCTTGAGGCCTTGCTTAAGAGGCATGATGATTCGTGGGCTCCCAGGATTATATATCAGTCTAGCGACCTCCATAACGTTATACTTGGCCCTATTATGCAAGCCTGTACCAGGCGTATGTTTAGTAGGATGGACAATACTACTGCGATCCCTATGACTTTCTCTGGCGCGTACAAGAAAGACACAGATCAAATAGTTGACTACTTGATGGGCGGTGCTGATGCATCATCCGTTTTTGTTGAGTCTGACTTTAGTAGTAATGACCAAACCCAGGTTCGTGACGTTCATTTGTTGGAGATTGCTTGGCTGCGTAGGTTGGGTGCTCCTAAGTGGGTTACTTCTTTGATGCTCTTGGCTAATTCGTTTGGCGTGTCTTCACGTCAGTACGGGTTAGTTGCTAGGATCAAAAATCAATTACCCACTGGTGCTCAATCTACGACTTTTAGGAATAGTTTGTGGAATGCTTCTCTTGCGTTTTGTTTTTCGTCCCGTCACTCTTTTCGTGGTAAATGCATTGTTCTTGGTGACGATATGCTCATGCGTGTTGATAATCCCTGGTCTAGGAAACAACAGATCAGACGCGCGTATGAGTTTGTTACCAAACAAGCTGAGATGCTCGCTAAGGTAAAGGTTAGAGATCACCTTTCCGAATGCGAGTTTCTTTCTAAGCAATTTATCATGACTTCTTTTGGTTTCGTTCTTGTCCCAAAATTGGGCAAGGCTTTGGCGAGGTTTAATGCCAATGCTAATAACAACCAGGCTGTGTCCGATGAACAGTACCTGGCTGGTAAAGCATTGTCTTATGCTTATGAATTCCGTCATTGTCCTCCTGTTAGCCGATGCTTTCAGGAACGATTCCTACAGCTCGCACCTGAAGGTGTGTTTTCGCTGATGGGGTTGGGTTGGTTCGCACGTGGCGCTATCAAGTCTTTGGGCTTGGGTGGTGTCATTGAAAAGATAGAACAAGCTTCGGTTTGTTCTCGTGACGATATAACCCGATTTTACCATTGGAAATACAATTTGACATGCACTGATGTCATTGAGCTGTGTCTCCGAATGATTTTTGGAGAAGAAGACCTTGATGTTGCCGCCGTAGGGCGCATTATTGAGGATTTTGTTGATGGGTAGTGGTTGTGTGTTCCTTCCGCACCTTCGGGCGCCTTAAACCCCCGGAGATTCGGATGCCTTCCCAGGTAAGCAAGGCCTGGAAAAAAAAAAAAAAA